CAATGCCATCAAATGGGATTCTAACGCTAATAGATGGAAAAAATATGTTGATTCTAATAATGATGGAAATTTTGCTTTTGAAGATTTAACAAGTACTTACGATCTTAACGCACAGGTAAGTGTTACTAAACTTAGTTTAGGTGATGCTAATAATAATGCTGGCGGTGGTAACGCAATTTTTTTAGGGGCTGGAGATGATCTTCGCATATTTCATGACGGCTCCAACTCTTGGATAAGAGATTATAACGGTACTGGAAATCTAAAAATAACAACTAATCAACTTGAAATTTTGAATAACGGTGCTGGGGAATTGATGGGTAGATTCATTCAAAATGGAAGTGCTGAATTATATGAAAATGGTACAAAACGGTTTGAGACTTCTACTGCTGGCTGTGCAGTTACAGGAGCATTAACGACTACAGGGCAAGCAACCATTGGTACAAATATTGTAACAGACGGTTCTGGGGGTGTAGGTGATAGGATTATAAGAGTTGGAGCAGGTCGAACAGCAAATGGTAATTCATATTTAGATTTAGTAGGAGATGCGACTCACACCACTTATGGTGCAAGACTAATTAGAAATAATGGAGGAGAAAATGGTAATACAAGTTTATTTCATAAAGGAACTGGAGAGTTAATACTTGCTGCGCAAGACGCTGGAAAGGTAGCCTTGAAAACTAATGCTAATACAAGACTATTTATAAATCAGACAGGACAGGTATCTATAGGAAGCACAGATCCACAAAAACTTTTTGATATTCATAGTGCTGTTACACCAGAGATGATTATTAGAACATCTGCTGCGTCAAGTCATGACGCAAAATTAACACTTCGAGGATCAAGAACAAGTGGTTCAACTGATATAAACCAAATTATTTTTGAGACAAATGATACAGGTGGGAATTATGCTGCTGGTTCGAGGCTAGGTTCTATTATTTGTGGTAAGCAAAGCAATAATACAACAAAAGGATTTCTTGATTTTAGGTTAAATAACACAGCAATTACAGATGATTCTTTAGGTACAAGTGACGTTTCAAAGTTATATATTAAACCGAGTAACGAGGTTGGTATTGCCACTACAAATCCACAAAGATTACTGGAAGTAGCTTCGGCAGATCAAACTTCAATAATCAGACTTCATTCTACTGACACAACTATACAGAATGGTAACAGAATAGGAATGATTGAATTTTCTGGAAATGATAATGATAATTCTGGAATAGCAGCTTTCATAGAAGCTGTTGCTACTAATAATGTTGGCCAAGCAGCTTTAAGATTTGCCACTGGAACGGCTGGTAGTGCAGCAGAAAAAATGAGGCTTGACGCTGGTGGACGATTAATTTTTGGTAGGACTACGCAATTTAATTCAAGGGTAGGAACTGGCAGTGTTCAACCAATGATTCAAGTACATCATGAAGAAGATGGTTCTATGTCATTAACAAGATATGTTAATCAATCTGGCCATGGTGGAAGATTATTTATACAAAAAGCGAGAGGTACTGTTGCCTCTCCTTTGGTTGTTTTAGATGGCGATAATACAGGCGAAATTCGTTTTTCTGGTTATGACGGTACTAATTTTGCCAACGGTTGTACGATTTTAAATAGAGTAAATGGAACAGTAAGCCAAAATATACTGCCTTCGGATTTAGAATTTTATATCAGAGATGCTTCTGGAAATAGTCAAGAACTTTTAACCCTTAATCATGATCGTTTTGTTGGAATTAATAAAGGAACACCAACAGTTGCTCTTCATGTAAAACAATTAACCGATAATGCTGGTGGCTTAAGGGTAGAAGATGCTGGTAATGGTGCTATTCATTGCACTATTGATGTTACTGATAGTATGACGAGTTTTACAGCGAGACAGAATGTCACTCATGGCAATATCAGATTTCAAAGTAATAACGGAACAACTACAAGTGAAAATATGCGTATTATTCAAAATACAGGAGTTGCGATTGGAACTACTGCTAATGCAAGTAATGATAAGTTAACAGTAACAGGTGGTCGGATTAGTACAAATAATTTTATTATTGCTGGTCGTGGAGAGGGTGGTACTGCTTTAACTCACAATGATGGCGGTGGTAACGCAAATTTATGCTTTAACCATGTAAGTCAAACACCAGAACAAAACGGTAAATCAGGAAGAATTGACGTAAATACAGATAATACTGGTGGTGTAGCAATAATGAAATTTGGACTTAAACATGATTCTGCTAGTGGAACAATAGGAGGAACCACTACCACATTACAACTTAAAAGAGGATCAGAGGCCGATTTAGGTGTAGGCAGTGGAACGACTGTAAGAGAACAAGTTATACTTAGGCAGGGAACTACTACGTTTCCAACCTTATCCTTCGAGCAAGACGCAGACACAGGAATAAGTAGAAGTAGTGCCAATAGAATGTCATTTATAACTAACGCTACAGAAAGAGTAAGAGTAAATAATAGTGGTTTAGAAGTAATGAGTAATGGAGAAGCTATAGCTATTAATACTGCTAAAGTTTGGATAAATTTTAATGGAGTGGGTACTGTCGAAATAAGAGATAGTTATAATGTTGATAGTGTTACAGATTTAGGTACAGGGCATTATAGAATAAACTTTAGTATTACGCTTGCAAATAATAATTATTGCTTTTGTTCAATGATAAGAACAAATTCAAATGGTTTTGGGGCAATAGACGCTGAAGATTTAGCTACTGATAGTATCGAAGTTAGATCATATAGTGGCTCAGGTTTAACTGATCGAAACATACTTGGAGGGGCTGTTTTTGGTGATGTTTAAAAATTTTTTGATATACTAAAAGAAAAACTTATGGCACTTAAATCAGATTCAAGATTTGTTTATACAGATGATGATGGTAATGTTTGTATTGTCGTTCCAGCAGATAACTCTAAATTAACATTAGAACAAATTAAAACTAAAGTTTGCCCAAGTGGTAAGACAGTATATACTGTTGATAAATCTGCAATTCCTACTGACAGGAGTTTTAGAAATGCTTGGACTTATACGGAGTAAATTATGGGATTTGGTATAGATATGGCAAAAGCCAAAGAAATACATAAACACTTTATAAGAGAAGCACGTAAACCTAGACTTGAGGCTCTTGATGTTGAATTTCAAAGAGCAATAGAAACTGATGATTCTTCTAAAAAATCAGAAGTATCTGCTAAAAAACAAGCATTAAGAGATGCCCCTGCTGATTCAGCTATAAATTCTGCTTCAAATGTTTCGGAATTAAAAGCACAATGGAACACAAGTATTCTTGGAACATCACCATACAGTTAATACGCATAGACTTTTAATAAGAATATAGATACAATAAAAAAAAATTATTTTTATGTCAGTACCGAACCCACAAGAAGAAATTACAAAACTCGAAGGCGAGTTAAAACAAATGCAAGATAACTATTTAGAAGCAGAGACTGCATTAAAAAATGCAGATCAAGTAATGAAAAATTGTAGAGATCGCATTATTTCAATACAATCTGCAATAGATACCAATAAAAAATATTTGCCAGAAAAAGCTGTGACAACAGTTCCAGCAGGTTTTTCTAACAATTAATCATGGCTAATCCTACATACGAAACAACTTGGGGCTTTCAATCTACGACACCATTAGAAGCTGTTAATGGTGGTAGTGATGATGGTCTTGTAACTACTGTTCATTGGAATTTAACTTGTAAATCTAGTGATGGATTTACTGGTTATTATTTTGATGCAATGGGTCTTGAAAAAGGTGATACTGTGATTCCCTTAAAAGACTTAACGAAAGATCAAGTTATTGGCTGGATAAAAACAAAACTAGGCTCGGATGAAGTTGCAAAATTAGAAGCACAAGTCAAACAAGAGTGTATAGATAAAAGAACACCTGCAAGTATTTCAACAGCACCTACAAGTTGGACATCTAGTTAAATGGCCATATCTCCCGGTACATATAATATGACCGTTCAGAGAAGGTCAGACCATAGCGTAGATTTTCAATTAAAAGATAGTAATTCTGCAAATGTTAACATTACAGGTTATACAGTAGCTTCTCAAGTTTGGAATGAGGAGAGGACTAGCAAAGTTGCAGATGTAGCAATTACTGTGACAAGTGCTGTTGGAGGTGCTTTTACTTGGAAGCTCACTGATACGCAAACATCTATATTTTTATTATCAACTTATAAATATGATATTTTATTAATTAATCCATCTGGAGATAAAGAATACTGGGTTGAGGGTACAATAACAATGTCAGAAGGATACACAACAGCATGACATCAGTTAATGTAACAACACAAAAAAATACAGTTACTGTGCAGCAAGGAGATGCTACAACAGTTACTGTTGCGACACAAGGAGCGCAAGGTGCTACTGGGGCTACTGGTGCTACTGGTGCTGGTATTAGTGCTGGAGATAAAGGTGCATTGACAGTTGCAGCAAATTTAACTGATTGGACATTAAACGATAGTATTGTTACCAATGCAAATGTAAGTGCCAGTGCTGCCATTGCAGGTACAAAAATTAGTCCAATTTTTGGGTCGCAAAATATTTCTACTGAAGGAAATTTTACAATAAATTCCGCAAGTGCTGCAATAAACCTAAATGATACTGAAGATAACCCTGATTATAGATTAACTAATTCTAATGGAATTTTTAAAATAAGAGATACTACTAACTCAGTTGACAGGTTTAAAATAAACGCAATTGGTGATATTAATATATCTAATACTCTAATTGTTACAGGAAATGCGATATTTGGGGGTAATTTGACCGTTTCTGGAACGACCACAACTATTGATACGACTACGCTTAGAGTTGAAGATAAGAATATTGAATTAGGTAAGGTAGGGAGTCCTACAGATATAACAGCTAATGAAGGTGGTATTACTTTATTAGGAGATACTAACCACACATTTAATTGGTTAAATGCCACTGATAGCTGGACAAGTAGTGAGCATATTGCATTGCCTGATAATAAAAAATTACAACTAGGAGATTCGCAAGATTTGCAACTATTCCATGACGGATCTCAAAGTGTAATTTTAGATAACGGTACTGGACAACTTCGGATAAGTGGTGAAAATACAATTGCATTAACAAATGCTGCTGGAACAGAAAGTTATGCGCGATTTGTTGCTAATGATACTGCACAGCTGTTTCACGATAATGTAGTAAGACTGTCCACAACTGGTATAGGTGTCACGGTTTCAGGCAAAATTACATCAACAGGGGATATTATAATAAATAATGATTATCCTGTTTTAGCATTTCTTGATACCAATAACGATAGTGATTACAGATTAACAAATGCAAACGGTAATTTTTTACTTTATGACATAAGTAATGCAGCAACACGTTTTACTGTTACTAATGCTGGATTATTAAAAGTACATGGTAATGTAGAACCCGAAGCCGACAACACAAGAGCATTAGGTTCATCCTCAAAACGATTTACAACTTTACATTCTGTTGATTTAAATACAGATAAAGCAGTTACAACATCGAGTGGATTTAATGTTATTGGTACTGTTATTAAACTAAGAAACACAGCAAATGATGCTGACCTTGTAAAAATATTTCATAGCGGTACTGGTGGAAATGCTATAATAACATCTGAAATTGGCAATGTAAAAATACAATCAGCTGAAGATGGCGGTCAGGTTAAACTATTTGCAACTTCAAGTGGGACTGCAACAGAAAAATTATCAACTACAGGTAATGGTGTAATAGTTAGTGGAAATTTATTTGCTGGACATTTAAATGCAGAACTTGATGGAAATACAAGTATTAGTTTAAAAGATACTGGGCATGGATTTTCTCAATCAGAAATTAAATTATCAAATGGTGGTCGAGATTTAAACATAGTTGCACCAGTAGATATACGTTTATTTCCCATGGGTGGTGAGAATGGGATAGTTATTGAAGGCAACAGTGCTGTTGAGTTATACCACAATAATGTTAAGAAGGCTGAAACATCTTCGACTGGGCTAGATGTGACTGGTGATGTAAAAGCCTCTACTGGTATATTATTTGGCTCAGATACCGCAGATGATAATAAGCTTCAAGATTATGAAGAAGGGACTTGGACGCCAACAGTAGTTAGTGAGGGTACAATCGGAACTCCGCAATATACTTGCACATACACAAAAATAGGAAGGCTGGTAACAATAAATGCTGATATTCATCAATTAAGTGACACCACATCTGACTCCCACATTTTAATCGGAGGCTTACCTTATGTTCCTACGAGAACAAATGGAAATTGGAGTGCTGTCTGTCATGGAGAGCGTTATGGTTTTAAAGATATTATAGTCGCTTACCTTTTATATACTGGTGGAGCTTGGAGGATAGGCTTTAGATATGGTGTGCCTTTAAATCACTTTTCATACGTTAAACATACTAATATCAGTGATACTGGTGATGACAACAATCTTAGGTTTACTTTAACTTATGAGCTTGCAACATAATTTAGACCGCAGCTAAGTCTAAAAACTAAGCACCATAAACCTGTTAAGTCTGGAGGGCTTTCCTAAATGGCATTATCTGAATCAATTGAATACGATAAAATAGAAGTTGTTGGTGAATATGCAACCGTACAGGTGCGTGAAGCAACTGTTATTAAAAAAGATGGCAAGGAATTAACAAGATCTTTTCATAGATATATATTAGAGCTTGGTACGTTAGATGCTTCTGATAATTTGGTAGATACAGATATATCTAGTCAACCAGCAAAAGTGCAAGCAATTTGTAATGCTGTATGGACAGATTCACTTAAAAGTTCTTATAAAGCTTTTTTGATAGCAAATAAAACATCAGAATAAATCTAATTAGCTTTATCTGTCATCTGACGAGTCATAATTCCTAAAGTTACATACAAAGGAGCTAAAGCCATTATTCCTGTGAAGGTTATAATAGTAATAGGTATTAAAGCTCGGACAAAAGCATCTCTAAACATATGTATAGAAAAATTTTAGACGTTTTAACAATTTTATCTACAATTCTTAGTTTAGCCATTATTGGTACAGGATTTTTTACATATAAGTATGTAACAAGTCCAGAATTTGAACGTAATTTTAAAAATAAAATTATGGGTGATTTAGAAAAAAAAATGCCTAAAGTGTTAGAGAAAAAAATACCAAAATTTACAGGTAAATCTTTACCTTTATGAAGGATTTAGAACGCACACCTAGTCGTATAAGGACTCGTTTTATTAGTGTTTTAGCATTAATAACATCAGGAATTACATTTGGATTAGGTTTTATGGTGTTTCTATACATGAAAAGTCCAGCTTTTGAAAACCAGTTATTAGGACAAGTAATGAAACATATGGATTGGATTATTGCAGATGAGTTTGAAAAACAAATAAGAAAACTAAAACCAAGACCTGTTGACCCAAATGACCCAAATGCGTGGTTTTGGCAACTTATAGAACAACGCAACAGGGAATATATAGAATGGGAAACAAAGGGCAAATGGGAACAATGAATTGCTGGCATTGTAAAACTGAATTAATTTGGGGTGGCGATCAAGACATGGAGGAGGACACGCAATATTCTATGGTTACAAATTTATCTTGCCCAAAATGTCATTCTCTTGTAGAAGTGTATTTACCAAGAAATGCTTATGATTAATGGTATTTAAGTTTTTTAAAAAATTAATTCAGTATTATATTGACAAATTTGTTCATTGGTTGCGTATGCAAAAGTTTAACTTAGAACTTGATAATGACATAAAAGAATATCACAAAGAGTTAGATGAGAAAATAAAAAAGCCTAAAGTTATAGAAAAAGGTACATTTGGAGAAGATGGGTGGTCTATTTCTATTGGAGATATAGATGATAAAAATACCTGATATATCTATACCAAAAGTAGAAATACCAAAAATTAATATACCAACGCATAATCCATTTAATGTGTTAAATGTGCCGTTACCATCTTTAAAAATGCCGGGATGTGTAATGTATCACAGAGATGCCTCGCCTAAAAATACTGCTTTATATGAAGATGATCCTACAGGTACAATCATTTCTTGCCCTTACGGTTCAATGCCAACATTTAAACCATTGCTATATGACAGAAGAAGGATAAAAATTACTGAAGCTAAAAAAGAAGAAAAAAAGACAAATAACGAAAAAGAAGTTCAATACAAACAAAAAACACCTAAGTTACCAAAGAAAAAAGATAAAGAGTTTTTTATAAAATGCCCTGATGACAAAGATTTAAGAGTAGGTATGTTTGCATCAGAAGATAGGTTAGAAAAGGTTATAGGCCATAAAATTTCAGAAGATGGCAAAACCTGTATTACCTTATTCGAGACAACAAAATTTGTTGATCGTTGGATACCTGCTCCTCCTTTGCTTGTCAGCACTAGCCTTATTGCAATTACGGCTGCTTCAAGTCCCATTATAGTCAATTTGCTAAAAAACCTTATACGGACTGCTATAAAAAAACTTACTTCTCGGAAGTCAAAGAATGTTGATGCGGAATAATTTGACCTTGTTTTGGGGGGACGATCTTGATGTCACGGCATAAATTGTAGTAAGGAGAGTCAACTGTAAATTCTATCCCAGCGATTTTTTTCTCTCCGCAATGACGCAAACGTGCCATATGCCAATCAAGTTCAAGGTTCTTAAGCTTTTGTTTGTTTATATCGTTTTGTACTTGAGCAGCTTCTTTGCACTGTTTTGTATATTGCCTATCCAAAGGAATACTAAAATTTAATGTGATGCCTGTTCCAAGTGCAAAACTATCTTTATTTGTACCAGAATAATTTTGTTGCATGAAAAGAATATTGCCCGGATTGTCAGGCGTCCCATCTCCTATAGGGTTGCCATCATCATCAAAGTCTCCAACAAGATCTGTCTCATCGTACACAGGTGTATAGTAATAATCTCGATATGGTTTGCGATAGTTTGTATTAAATGTAGTAAACGGAGTTATAGTCATCATTGAACCTTGACAGACAACACCTCCACCATACTGATTAGTATGAAAACCTCCATTATTCACATTCCAGTTTTGATTAGTTACAGATCCACTATTTGATTGGCTAACAGAATTAGCTAAAGCACCTGTAGGCATTAAAGCTATTGAAAGACAGATGTAGAGGTTACTACCGATTCCGTTTCTATGGTGCGATTTATGGTTGTGACGTTCTGAAGACCGGGCGCAGAATAACTTTCTGTAAATTGAAAGGCATTTCCTGACGTAGGATCTGTTAGTGTCCAATCTGGTTTTGTTGTCATATCTGCTCCTTTCCATGTATAACTTTGCCCTCCTACTGTACCTGTAACGTTAACTGCATCTGGCGAAATATCGCCATCTGCGCTAATCCCAACACCTGTAACGGTGTATTCATATCCTGTTTTATAGTCTTTACTGGTAATTGATTCTGTAATTGTTGTTTGTGTATTAGTTGTTGAGGACATTGTACCAGTTGTGAAATTAGGTACAATATTTGCATTAACAGGCAAAACATAAACAAAAAATAGTAATAGGAGTTTCCTCATATCTCATTTTCTAGTCTACGGTAATTGTCGTGACATAAGAACCTGTAGCCGTAGTACCAGCCCCTCCAGCCGTTACTGAAATGACATGATTGTCAACAGTACCAGCTAAATCGCCTACTGTGCCTCCACTCGTGCTGGTCAAGTCTCCAAATGGACTAACTTCGCCTGTAGTTAATGAAGTTTCTATAGTATCACCTGTCGTATGTGAGACTGTATATGAGAATGATTCACCATCTGTAAGTTGTGATGCTGTAATTGCTGTATAAGCATTGACTCCATTAGTTACATCACCAAGACCTCCAAGACTTCCAGCTGTTGTTCCATCTGTTGTTTCAACTCCAGTTCCAGAAACAGAGTAAGAATTTCCAATTCGATCTGCTGTAGTACCGGGTGCAGCTACTTCTAGTTGTACAGAAGAACTTATAATTGATGTAATATCTGCATATGCAGGGGTTGATACTAAAAATAAAAAAGGAAGAAGTCTTTTCATTTTGTTACGGTTTTATTACTTTTATTATCCACAATTTTGGGAGTATTGCCATTATTAGCTTTTTTGCCAATACTTAAGCCTAGGGAAGCTGTAGATGCTGAAAAAATTGAAGCTATGAAAGTTGGATCAAAGTCAACAATTTTTTTGCCAGAAGGCGGTTCATAATAAGAAAGGGTAAGAAGTGCTGCTGACCATAGCAAAATAGATACTTTGACAATGGTTTCAACTTTGTTTTCTTGTTGTTCTTCCATACAACTAGAATGATATATACTATAACTATAGACACAAAAGGTAAGGAATGGTAGAAGTAATAGCAGCAGTAGGTGGAGCTATGATGACGGCTTGCTTTGTATCTGTAGGATCAATATCTTATAGAGGTAGACAATCAAGAGATGATCTCGTGCGAAATACAACAGCTATAGAATTATTAACAACAAAAATAGATGATATGCACGATGATATGAAAGAGGTTTTTCATAGACTTAAAGAAGTAGAGCTTGCAGTCGCAGAAATAAAACCAAGAAGATAGCCTCTTCCTTTATGACCAGAAGAAGAGGCTATAGCTCTAGATGGATAGGTTGAGCTACTATTAGACTAGCAATCTCTTAATTACAATGCTAAAAATCTTAGAACCAATCTTGTTTGCTTTTCTTCGTGGATCTGCAATAAAAAAACTCGCACTGGATATAGTACGAGCTATGGTTAAAAAAACTGATAATACAGTAGATGATCGCCTTTGCGATATGTTAGAAAAAGCTTTGTTTCCCGGCAGATAAATTACTTTTTACCGCCTTTTTTCTTTTTCTTTTTCTTCATTCCTGTTCCGTAATGTCCGGGCATAGTGTGTAAGTGTAACTAAGCAAAGTATAGCTTTGTTGCCTTATAAGACCAGTACGTTAGTGTGTGTTTGGAGGGACTTGTAATGAAACTTGTAATGCCTTGGTCAAATTGGTTTAACAAACAAGCAAAAAAAAGGCGTAAAGTTGAGCCTTGGGTCTTAGCTGACGTTACATTAGAAGAAGAATTACAAGTTGAAATATTTTTACGTCATGTCATAGACACACTTGATCCTGACGATATACCAGATCTTATAAGTGCTTTTGCAAAAGAAAATTTTAGATTAGTAAAGATAATAAACCAAGCTGGAGATCATATAGATAGAATAGACCCTAAATCTTCTTCTCCCAAAAGTAGGCGCAATCCTTCGCCCAGACTCCCCCACTAGCCTTGCCTTCTGGCATACCAAGACCACATTCTGCTTTTATAACTAGATGATGTATGCAATCTATACATAGAGGATGATCTCTACTCATACATCTAGCATCAGCATATAAATATTCTGCTTCTATAAGTGCAGGCTCTAATTCTTTTGACTTAAGAGGTAAATTTAATTTACCTTTTTTAGTTTTTATCTTTACTCGCCATACTGTAGGCTCTTCTTCATATAAAACCATACGGCCAGCATGGTATCTAAGAGAAGCCATTTGTATTTTTATGCTTCGTAATCATCAGGTGGAGGACTAAGCCAATATCTTGTTCCATTTATAACTCTAAATACATGATTACCGCAACATATTATCTGCCCTGAGTTTTTCTGCTGCTGCCTGTGCTTCTGATCGTGTTTCAAATGTTCTGCTGAGATAGACAGTTTTTCCGTCATAAAACCAACCCTTAAATTTATATGTAAGACCATAATATATTGGCTGGACTCCAAAATTACCTTTGCAGGCTAAATGTGTGACATACAAGATTTTTTTTACTTTTTTATATCAATTCGTAACTACAATCTTTCCATCTAGCCTTAATATATTTAACAGCTTTAGCTTGTGTTTCTGCATTTGTAGATATTTTCATAGGTGCAGTCCCTATACCAAGTCCCTTAACAATAAAAGTAAATTTTTTTGTTTTTTTATCTTTGTGTGGTCTAGTAACACCTTCCATATCAGGTGTCATGGCAATTAATTCTTTATCTCTAAAGTTCTGCGATTGCATTTTCAGCTATCTCCTGTTCTTTGTCAGTGAAATCTCTAATCAGCATTTTTGCAACCTTATTAACGTTGTAATTATGTTTAATAATAATAGTTCTAATATTTTCATCAACCCAATCACTGCGAAGACTTACAGTATGATTGTCTGCATACTCAACAATATGATCGTAACCTCTAATATCAGAATCTAATTTTTTTGCTAATTCTTCAAGTTTATTTTCTCTAAGCTTATTAAGCTTACGTTCTGATCTTCGGCTTTGTTTTGGTGTCATGTTATTTTTTCTAATTCAGCAATAGCTAAAGAACGTGCTTTATCGTGAATAGTTCTAAATTCGTTCCTATCTATATATTCTAAAATAATTTTAGAAAAATGTTTATCGTATATTGACCTAAACAAGCTTTCATCGTGATCTAAACTTATAAGCTGCGACAAAAAAGCTTTGCATACCTGTTGTTTGCGTCTTACTTTTTGATGCCAATCTTTGTCATATTTTTCTTGTTTTTCATGTTTAAATTTCTTAATATAGTCATCCATACTTTTGATGGCTGTCATTAACTCATCTTTTAACAACAAAACCTCTGGGTTAGATAAAGATCCGACATCATCAATCGAGACAACTTTATCAATTTGTTTACTGTTAAATGTTAAAGGCATAGATAAGGATAATTTCATTCTATTTTAGCTTGTTTTGACTTAAAATCTACTAAAAGTGAGGGGTCTTACATGAAGTCAAACTCGTTAAAAAATACTTCACAGCCCCATAAAAAACATACAAGTCTTTTATTATTTTTCTTTAAATTTTTTAAGTTGCGATTGCTTTACACAATAACCTTCTCTGCCATTAAGTGATTTAATGTTTTCGGGTTTAATAAAGTTTTCTTTTGATATATAACCTTTTATATCAACTTGATTTCCCTCAACAATACATAAAACATATATCTTGACATCTGGATTAACTTTTTTAGTTGCTAATAGATGACCAAGCCTTATATGTGTAGATTTTATATCGTAAGGTACACCATTTAAAACCCCATCATAACTTCCGCTCCTTGGTGTTAAACCTAGATCAGGAAAAACATTAAAGTATTTTGCAAAGGCATATTCAGCTTTGATCCCCATAACATCAGCATTACTTCCGTCATGTTGACCAATTTTTTGATCTTTAACATTAGCGGTACGAGCAATTAAAGATCTCATCCTTCCTATACATTCACAAACTAATATCTCAGAAGGTGTTAACTCCACAATCATTACCTTTAAAAAGGAAACTCCTCTTCTTGTTTCTTAGGTGTAGAAGATGAAGAGCTTGAGTTATTAGCATCAGCTTCTTCTATAGCTTTCATAGTCTTGTAATCAGGCTCTAGGTTTAGACCGATATACTTTTTTCCTGACTTAGCTTCGTTTAAATATCCTGTAGCTCTAATAGTAACTACACCTTCTCCATGAAAGTCGCTATGCTCTGGTTTTGCTTTTTGTACATACTCACAAAGCTTGATTATTTGATCTTCTGTAATCTGCATAACACCAGAATACTTAGGATAGTTTTTGTTAGGATCGTAATTCTCCTTGTAACGGTTTTTGTGGTCTTCTGCATCTTGTGAGAAAACTGCAAGTGGTAATTTAAAGTCCATAGATAAAATTAATTGGATTGACGTTTGGCTGATTCTAAATCCTCTATCTCAGCCAACTTATAGAGGATCTTTCCATTGATGGTGTAGAAAGAAGGCGGTTTGCCTTCTCTTCTCCATCTTTCAACGGAATTAACATGAACTCGCCATCTTTCAGCAAGTTCGCTAGGTGTTAAAAACTCTTTTTTAGAATCCGAAGTCATCTGTAACCTCCTGTACTACCTCAACATTACCTGTAGTAACATCAATAGGCTGTATATCGACTATCTCCTCGCTAGTCTGCACACCTAATAAAAGATCAGGTATGTATTGCCTACCAAAGAAAGTAGCTGCTCTTGCTCTTAGCATAATTTCTGGCATTGACTGATACTTAGGATTTTTTCTAGTCCAGCCTTCTTTTTGTGCCATTTTCATAGATACGGCTGTACCTTTCACTAACTTGTTATCTTCAAGTCTTATGGCTTGGCATTGAACAGCTAAAGTATCATCTTTACCAGTAACAACATAATCAAAATTCTTAAATCTTCCGCAGGCCATAATTTGACTAGAGATGAAATGAGAACTCCATGACGGCTTGCCATGTATAACATTTAAGTTTTGCATTACTGTTAATGGACTAAGGTTCATTCTTTTGCTCATCTCTAATGCAACAAGACAGTTAGATAATCCTTTTTGACCTTGATAACTTGTTGGCACAAGATCAGATTCGCATAAGCTTTTAGCCTGTCTTTGGGCAAACTCAAAAGACTCGGTGCTTTGATAGATAGAGGACTCGGCCTCTGGATTGGTTTTTGTAATTTCAGATGTCATAGGTAATGTCCTCATAAGTGATGTCTACCCACTCATCACGAGCAAACACCCAAGTTTTTTCTGTTTCTGGGTCGTAAAAGACCATGCCCTCATAAGGGTCGTAAGGAAATTCTTTTCTCATTAGTAAAGTTGAATCTCCTGATCTAAATTAGGGTCGTATTCTGGTTCTTGTTTTTTTCTCATCCAAGGAGGTAAGTCGATTGTTTCTATTTCGTTAGGAGTATAGTCTGGGTAAGAATCGTTTTCTTTGCACCATAATATTTTGTCAATAGCTTCATCTACTTTCTTATTACCTTCCTCAAGCATTTCCATGCTGGCACGATATACTCCAACACAAAAAGGCGCAGTTTTTTCTATGGCAATAAATATAAAGTCATAAGAATCAAACCCTAAGTTTTGTAGGACTCGCAGATACCAACTAGCTTGGATATGGTAGCCGAATTGCCCTATAGACTTTTGGAATCCTTTAGGACTTGCATCTTGTGTAGTCTTAAGATCGACAACTATGTTTTTATCGTGTGAAATCCAATCTGGCCTACATTTTGCCCTTATTCCTCCTAAATCTTCGCTAAAAAAGCTTAATTCTGTTAATCCTTCCATGTCATAAATCATCTTCGCTGGACTTGCTAAAAAGCTATGGTTCATATGTATAAGGTTTTCTTCCCATTCAGCAGGCAATATATTTAAATGACCATGCTCTTCCATCCATTGTTTGCCTTCTTTAGTTCTACCGTTAAATGCTTTAGGTTTGTAGCAGTATCTATTTTTAAATAATTCATTTTCTAAAAAGAATGTATGTACAGCAGTACCTTCTTCCATAGCTTTTGTAGGTACAGATTCAGCTGTCTTTTCGTATAGATACTTTTTAGGGCTTACTAATACTTTGCGAACAGTAGTAGAAGACTCGTACTTAGTCTTGCCATGATACTCTTCATTAGACATTACAAGTGGTTTATAGATCATTAAACTTTGCTCCCCACTTAAGAAAGTTATCTAACTCGCCACATTGAGCAATTTTGCCAATTAATTTTTTGTGCATAAGATCAGTAAGTTTTTCTTGGCCGTAGTACCACATACCACGATCAACAGCAAAACAAAAAGCTTCAAAATTATTAGTCCTTACATACAGCAATAGTTTGTCTACAAACTCTTCGCTAGTTTCTTTTTGTAGCTTGCTCCAGTTGTTAGGGTCTTTCATAGAGTACTTGACACATATAACAACATATTATAGTATAAGACAACAAATGTCAACCTTATGCAACTAAGAGATTACCAAAATTCAGCAATCTCTAACGTAAGAAAATCGTTTCAAGCGAAGTACAGATCTGTGCTGCTT